CGGTTTTGCGTTGGATGGCCGGCAACGCCTGGGTGCGCTTCGATCGCAATATGAATTTTGCTCCTGACAAAGAACGCTCCCGCGAAAAAATCGACGGGATCATCGCCACGGTGATCGCAAAGGCCGCCGCCATCAATTCCGAGCCGAAGGAAAAATCCTTTTGGGAATCCTAGGAAGAATTGCAACGCTCTGGCGCGGCTCGGTCAAATCCGGTTTGACCGAGATCCCCGAGTTTTTGTCCTATCCCGGCGTCAAATCCGGCGTCGCCGTCACCTGGCGCACGGCGCTTGAGGTTTCGGCGGTTCTGGCCTGTGTGCGCGCCATCGCCGACGGCCTCGCGCAGACGCCGGTCAGGTTTTACGACGGAAGCCAGGATCGGCTGGCGCGGATCAAAGACCATCCGCTCGAAAGCTTGCTCAGGCGGCCCAACCGCTGGCAAACCGAATATGAATTCCGCGAGACGCTCGCGATTCACGCCGCGCTGACGGGAAACGCCTTCGTTTTCGTCAATCGAGTCGGACTGTCGAGCGCGCGGCGGATCAAGGAATTGATCCCGATCGCGCCGGGACGCGTCACGGTCTACCGCAAGGCCGATATGAGCCTTGAATATCATGTGACGGCAGAGGTTCCCGACCAATCCGGCCTATCGCAAGGGCTCTCCGAGCTTGGCGTCGGCAAGGTCGCGGTGTTTTCGCAGGACATGATTTGGCATTTCCGCGGCCCGTCCTGGAATAGTTGGATGGGGCTGGAGCCGGTAAAATTGGCGCGCGAGGCGATCGGTCTCGCGATCGCGACCGAGACCGCGCACGCAATGTTGCATAAAAACGGCGTCCAACCGGGGGCGCTCTATTCAGTTGAGGGCAACCTTTCCGAAGAGCAGCAAGAAAAGCTCGCCGGTTGGATCGAAAAGCACGTCTCGGGCGACAATTCGTTTCGGCCGCTCATTCTCGATCGCGGCGCGAAATACGCCTCGCAGGCGATGACCGGCGTCGACGCACAGCATTTGGAAACGCGACGCTTTCAAATCGAAGAGATTTGCCGGGCGTTTCGCGTCAATCCGCTGATCGCCGGATTCAGCGACAAGACCTCGACATACGCCTCGGCCGAGCAAATGTTTATCGCGCATGTCGTGCATTGCATTGCGCCCTGGGCCAAGCGATTCGAGGATTCGGCGCGCTGCGCCTTGCTCGCGCCCGACGATCCGACCGTGATCCGCCTGCATTTGAACGGCCTGATGCGCGGCGCCGCCGCCGATCGCTCGGCCTTCTATGCGAAGGCGCTCGGCCAGGGCGGCGGCCAGGGCTGGATGACGCCGAATGAGGTTCGCGAAGACGAGGGCCTCGATTGGCTCGCCGGCGAGGACACGATCCCCGCGGCCATTGTCAGCGCCGCGCCCGCCCCGGAAAAAACGCCCCCAAAAGATGGAAACGCCCAATGAATTCCTATCTTGCGCCGTTTGAAATCAAATTCGCGATCGACGCCAAGGCGGGCGCGTTCGAAGGCTATGGCGCGGTGTTTGGCAATGTCGACTCCTATGGCGACGTGATCGCGCCCGGCGCCTTCAAGCGCACCTTGAAGGAATGGGGAAAGAAAAAGAGCCTCCCCGCCATGCTCGCGCAACATGGCGGCTGGGGCATTTCGTCAGGCGATCTCATGCCGATCGGCGTTTGGACCGGTATGCGCGAAGATGAGAAGGGGCTTTGGTGCGAAGGCGTCTTCGCCGATACGCCGCGCGGCCAGGAAGCCTATTCGCTTTGCAAAATGGAGCCCCGCCCTGCCCTCGACGGCCTGTCGATCGGCTATGCAGCGAAAACCTACACGGTCGGCACGAAGCCCGAAGAGCCGCGCCGCACGCTGCAAGATATTGAGCTGTTCGAAGTCTCGCTTGTGACCATGCCCGCCAACCCTAAAGCGCGGGTTTCGGCGGTCAAGTCGGCGGGCGAAATGACGAAACGCGAATTCGAGCGCGCTTTGGAATGCGGGACGCTTCCGAAGCTGACGTCGAGTGAGGCCAAAAAACTGCTCTCGGGCGGTTTCGAGGCCATGACCGCCGCGCGGGACGCCGGCGATCGAGAGGCCGCGGACATTATGCGGCGGTTTCGCGCGCTGCGCGGTGAATGATCTCCAGTCAAAAGGAACAAGTCATGTTTGAACGCAAGAACTATGAGCGCAAAGACGCCGGCGCCGTCGATCCGGCGGTCGCCGCGCTCTTCGCCGAGCAGATGAAGACGTTCGAGGCCTTCAAGGCGACGAATGACACGCTCGAAAAGGAAGTCAAAAAGCTCGGTTCGGCCGATACGCTGACCGAGGAAAAGCTGTCGAAGATTAATAAGACGCTCGACGATTTGGGCGACTCGATCAAATTGTCGCAAAAGCACGCCGAAGAGATCGAGGCCAAGTTCAATCGCGGCGGCCTGGGCGGCGCCGGAGACGACGTCGAGATCAAAGCGGCCACCGATTTCGCCGCGCTGACCGGCCAGGCGGTCACGATCGACGATTTCCGCGACTATAAAAAGGGCTTTTCGACCTATATGCGCAAAGGCCCTGACGGTCGCCAGCCGGAATTGAAGGCGCTCTCGGTTGGGTCCGATCCCGATGGCGGCTATGTGGTGACGCCAGACGTGAGCGGCCGGATCGTCAAGAAAATTTATGAGACGTCGCCAATCCGCGCCGTCGCCAGCGTGATCACGATCGGGACGGATTCGATCGAGGGGCCAATCGATAATGGCGAGGCGGGCGCCGGTTGGGTTGGTGAAAAGACGACGCGAGCGGAAACAGGAACGCCGCAGCTCGGCAAATGGGCGATCCCGGTCAATGAGCTTTATGCGGAGCCGCGCGCGACGCAAAAGGTTCTTGACGACGCGATGATCGACCTCGAGGCCTGGCTGGCTGCGAAAGTCGCCGATAAATTCGCGCGCGTCGAAAATACGGCCTTTGTTACCGGCGACGGCCAATTGAAGCCAAAGGGCCTCTTTTCCTATAATTTCGCCGCGACGACCGACAAGGCCGGAACGCGCCCCTGGGGCACGTTCGAATTTGTCGGAACGGGAACCTCGGGCGCCTTTCCGGCGACCAATCCCGCAGACGTTCTCTATGATCTCGTCTACCGCCTGAAGGCTGGCTATCGCACGAATGCGCGTTTTCTCTCGACGCGCGCCACGGTTGGCGTTATCCGCAAATTCAAGGATTCGACCGGCCAATATTTGTGGCAGCCGGCTTTGACCGCAGGTCAGCCGCAGACGATCATGGGCTATAACGTCGTCGAAGGCGAAGACGTCGCCGAGATCGCAGCAAACTCCTACTCGATCGCGTTCGGTGACTTTGCCGAAACCTATCAGATCGTCGATCGCGCCGGGATTTCGGTTTTGCGCGATCCGTTCACGCTGAAAGGCTATGTCAAATTCTACACGCGCCGGCGCACTGGCGGCGGCGCGGTGAACTTCGAGTCGATGAAGTTTCTCAAGTTTGCCTGAGATCGCGCCGCAAGGCTGATCTCTCGGCGGATGGCGGTCGCCTTTCAGGATCGGGCGGCCGCCATTTCCCTTCCCTCTCTTTGGAAAGTTATCGACATGACTCCGGAACGCGACGCAGTCTCTACCTGTAAAGTTGTCCAGGCGCTTGTGCCTGCCGTCTATGCCGCCGACCAGGCCGGCGACTTGGTCGATATGCGCGACTATAAGTCGGCAAGTCTCTTTCTGCATATTGGCGTCGGCGGGATCACCTTCAGCGGCACGAACAAGATCGAATTCATTTTGCAGGCTGGCAACGCCAGCGACGGTTCAGATCTTGCCAATGTCGTCGACGACGACGTGATTAATATCGACGCCGTCGCGCCGGGCTCGATCACCAACGGAATTATCCGCGCCCTGACCGCGGCGCATGCATCTGGCGACGTGCAGAAAGTCGCCTATATCGGCGGCAAGCGTTACCTGAAAATGACGGCGGATTTTTCCGGCACGCATGGCGTGGGAACGCCAATTTCAGCCGTCGTCGAGCTGGAAAACGGCGAAATCAACCGCGTCGCCTAATCCGAAAATGCAAACCCTTCGCCTCGTCACGCCGCCAACGGCGGAAGCCGTCTCGCTCGCCGAGGCGAAGGCGCATTTGCGCGTCGACTTCGATAATGGCGACGATGACGCCCTTATCACCGCCATGATCAGCGCAGCGACGGACGCGCTGCATTATCTCAACCGGACGATTGCGCCGTCAACGCTGGCGCTCGATCTCGACGTCTTCGCCGATGAGATCGCCCTCCCGCGACCGCCGCTGATCAGCGTCGGCTCGATCACCTACAAAGACGCGACAAACACCGCGCAAACCCTGTCAAGCAGCGTCTATGAATCGGTGATCGATAGCGAAGGGCTCGGCTTCGTCCGGCTCGCCTATGGCCAGAGCTGGCCCGAGACGCGCAGCGGCGGGCTCCCGATCACGATCACTTACCAGGCCGGCTATTCGGCGACGCCGGCGCCGATCAAGGCGGCGATCCTGTTGCGCCTGGGGCGGCTTTACGAGCTGCGCGACGCCGCCTCGCTCGCCCCGAGGCTGCGCGCCGAGTCGAATGAAGGAATCAACCGCTTCGAATATGCGGTTTCCTCGGCCGGCGCCTCGGAGGCGATCAGCGACGCCGAGACGCATCTGCTCGCCCGCTATCGGATTTGGACGCCATGACGCCGGCGCAAGCCCGCCAATCGCTGGCGCGATCGTTGAACGCGGGCGGGCAGACAGTGACCCTGCAACGCCTCTCCGGAACGGGCGCGGGCTCATACGACGTTCGGGCGCGCATCACGCGCGCCGAGCCGCAGCCGATCGGCTCGTCGCAGCAATTGGGCCGCATGGCGATTGTGAGCGCCGAGGACGTCGAGACGTGCGGGTTTCCGACGCCCTTCCTGTCCAAACAGGATCGCGTCCTGTGGAATGGAAAAACGCTCGTAATCCAATCCGTCGACGATGCGACGCGCCGCATTCAGGGCGTGCTGATCGCCTATGAACTCGAACTATCGGGCGGCTGATCCATGGCGTCCCTCGCGGTTATGGATGCTTTCAACGCCCGCGTCGTCGCGAATTGGGCCTATACGCCGATCGTCGACGTAAACGGATCGTCGGATGTCCCGGCCGATAATTCTGCGTTCCTTGAAGTGCTGTTCCCGGTTACGACCGAGACGCAACTTTCGTTCGGGAATACGGGCAATAACGCCCACGAAGAAGAGGGCGCCGCCCGCATCTGCCTTTATGTGCCGGCGGGCGTCGGTCTCAACCCGGCGGCGAGCCCCTGGCAATCGCGAATCGAGACGCTGATGGCGGCGTTTCGCGGCGCGCGTTTCGCGTCGATCGATTGTCTCGGCTTTGTCGGTCCGATCGTCGCCGAGTCGTCCGATAAAGCGGCTTATTTCGAGATCAGTTTCGCCGTGTCCTATCGGCGGGTGTTCGCCGGTTAATGCGCTTGAGGCGCGCTCCAGGAGAATAACAAAATGACCGTCGGCTCCGGAATCATCAGAGACGTCGCAACCATTGACGAAGTCACCTTCGGCACGACGCCGGCGAGTCCGGCGTTCGCGCTGATGCGCGTGCTTGATGGAAGCGGCATGCACGCGACGAAAGTCGTCGACGTGCTCAATCAGCTTTCCGCGCACGGCAACCCGGTTGACATGGTTCAACTCGGCCAAGACGCCGTCGGCAGCTATAGCCTTGTGCCCTCCTATGGCGGCGCGTTCGAGACAATGCTGCTCGCGGCAATTCGTCAGTCGGCGTTTACCGCTAACGTCGCCTGGAATGGCCGCGTCGCCCAGGTGTCAAAAACCTTCGAAGAGAAGATCACCGGCACAGCGCTCAATTATCTGCGCTTCACCGGCGTCGAGATCGAGCAGCTCGATCTCGAACTGACCGCGCGGCAAGTTGCGAAAGCGACGATCTCTGTCCAGGCCAAACAGATGGCGATCGCAACGTCCGCGCTCGCCAGTGCGACCTATGCCGCGGTCAATACCGAAGAAGTCTATACGGGCTTGACGGTGTCGTCGATCGCGATGCTCGGCCTCGCGCCGGTTCCCTCGATCACGAGCCTTAAATTAAGCGTCAAGCACGCTTTGACGCCGCTCGAGGTGATTGGCAGTCTGACCCGAGTTGGTCCGTCGCCGATCGGTCGAATCGAAGTGACCGGGTCGATCGAGACGTTGTTCGAGGACAAGACGGCGCATGATCTCTTTCTCAACCACACGTCGGGCGCGCTGACCGCGACCCTCGGGACGGTGACGACCAAAAAATACACGATCAATGTTCCGAAAGTCTTTTTCCAGGAGGGCGCGGTCTCGCAAGCCGGGAACGGGCCGATCTCTGCGACATTCGGATTCACCGGCATTTATGACGGCACGAATGGCTGCATTCAAATCACGAAGGCGGTGGCTTAATGGGCGCGACAGTCGAAATCCTTCAGACGTTCTCGGGCTTCCCCAATGGAGTCGAAAAGCCCGAGGTTCACTATCTTTCGGGCGCCGTCGTCGACGTCGATCCCGACTTCGCGAAAGATATTGTTGCGAAGGGCTTGGCGCGCCTCCTGCCCGCCAAGCCAACCCCCAGCAAGGCCGAGGGCAAAAATGAAGCTCAGTAAAATTGCAGTCAATTCCGCGGCGATTGAAAATGGTCGCTGGGTCGACGTCGATCACTTCATGCCGGGCGTGCGCCTCAAGGTGCGAGGGTTCGAGGGCGCCGACTATCTGCGTCTTCAAGCCAAATTGACAGCCGAGACGCCTCGCGCGGATCGACTAAAAGGCGCAGATTCCCCCCTCATGCGCGAGCTATCGACGCGGCTTCTCGTCGACGCCATTTTGAGCGATTGGGAAGGCCTCGAAAACGAGGACGGAACGCCGCTGGCTTATTCGAAAGCCAAGGCGACGGAGATCCTTGCCAACCGGGATTTGTTGGTGTTCCGCAAGGCCGTCGAATGGGCGGCGAATGTCGTCGGCGACGATGAAATCGCCGACGCCGAGGACGTCGCAAAAAACTAATCGAGGCCCTTCAATGGGCCTTGGTCTATTCCGACAAGGAACAATGGTTCCTCGAAGAGGCGCGTGAGGGCAACCCGATCGCGATTAAGGGGCTCAACAGCCAGCCGGCGATTGAGCCTTGCAATCGGTTTTTTTGGGTTGCGTTTTGGGAGCTGACGGCCGATCGCCAGATCGGCGCTATGGGCGGCGTCGGCGTGATCCCGTTCGGAGCGATCGACGCCTATGCGCGCCGATTTGGCGTCGTCGATCCGGATGACTTCCGGCGCTTGCTGCGCGTGATCCGCAAACTCGACGACGTCTATGTTAAGCACGTCAATAAGAAGGGCTGACGATGGCCGCGCGCGTCAAACTCCCGGTGATGGATCGAAAGATCGTGTTCGCCGGGAATGGCGTTTTCTCGCCGCAGACGCGCGCGCGCGCCTTCGCGGAAATGGCCGGGGCGTCGATCAAAGAGATCGATGCTCAAAACGACGCAGCCATCGGCCACGACGTCGCCTATCGCACCTTTGTCGATGGCCGGGAGACGAGCAATCTATTCTCGGCCAAGGAGACAAGCGAGATCGCCGCGCGCTGGCAATTGGCTTCGGGCGTCGTCGCTTATATCGACGATCTTTTGACGCGATCCGGACCGGTTCTTCGCGGCGCCTATCGGCGCACCCATGCGATCTATGCAGATGGGGTTGAAATCGACGATCCCGACAAGGCGATCGGCGCGCGCGAGGTGCTATTTGCGCCACTGGTCCCTTACGCCCGCAAGATCGAGCGCGGCAAAAGGGGCTATTCCCCTGGCCATGTCTATGAGGCGGTCGCCGCCCTCGCCGTCGGCCGCTTCTCGAATGTGGCGAAAATCAAATTCACCTATGCCGAGCCGGAAGGCCCCGCGCCCTTGCTCGACCGCTGGGCGGCGACGAGTGGGACCGCGCGCCGGCAACGTAAGACAAAGGGTCGCGATAATCCGCGGCGCCAACCGGCGATCCTGATTTATATGACATGAGGCCTTGGCAATGAAGCTTTCCGCGCTCACGCAAGAGGCGATCTATAAGCAAACGCTGATCGGCGTCGAGGAAGCGCCGGCCAAATTCGACAAGATGGCGAAAAGCGCCGAGGGCGCCGGCGACGCCCAGGAGGTTTTGGCCAAGCAGACCGACGCCGCCGAAAAATCGATCACGCGTCTCGGCTCGAAAATGGCGGCTTATACGAACAGCCAGCTCGACCCGGTCGCCAAGCAGCTCGCAAAGGTCGAATATGGCGAGCGGCTGATCGCCGCGGCGCGCAAAGAGGGAAAGGCTGTCACGGATGAAATGATCGCGGCAGTCGACGCCGCCCGCGAAAAATATCAAAAATTGACCGGCGGCTTGAATGATAACGCGTCCGCCCAGGCGCGCCTCAGCGACGCGATGCAAAAAGCCGCCGCGATGACGGCGACCATGTCGCGCACCGGCGGCATGAGCGACCCGACGGCGATGACTAAGCGCATGTCGCAGTCGGCCAATGACGCGGCGAAGGCCGCCGGGCTGGCGCGCCACGAATGGGTTAATCTCTCCCGCCAGGGCCAGGACGTCGCGGTCTCGCTTTATGGCGGGCAGTCGCCGCTGACGGTCCTCGCGCAACAGGGCGGGCAAATCGCCGACGTGTTCGCGTCGAGCAAGGGCGGCGCGAGCGCGGCACTCAAAGAATTCGGCGGCGTTGTCACGAGCTTTGTGCTCAATCCGGTGACGCTGCTCGTCGGCGGCGTTGCTGGCCTCACGGCCGCGATGGTCCAATTCGAAAGCCAGCAAACGCGGCTCCAGCGCGCGACCAATGGCGCCGGGGCGCTTTCGGGCCTGACCGCCGAAGGATTGCGCCAGGCGGGCCTCGCTGGGGCGGCGCAAGGCGGTTTTGCGCCCTCGCAGGGTGTCAACGCCGCCGCGGCGCTCGCCGGGACCGGCAAAATCAGCGGCGAGCTGATTCCGGGCCTCGTGGCGAGCAGCCAGCGCTATGCCGACGCCTTCGGGTTGAGCCAGCCGGAAGCGCTCCAGGAACTGGCCAAGGCGTTCGCGGACCCGGTAAAGGGGGCCGAGCAGCTCGACGAGCGCCTCGGCTTCCTCGACGGCAAGACCAAAGAATATATCCGGACCTTGAGAGAACAGGGCGACGCGCTCGGCGCGCAGCGCGCGCTGTTTGACGCGTTCAACGCGTCGCTGCAAAAGACGGCCGATACAACCTGGACGGTCACGAAAGCCTGGCGGCTGTTCCGGGCGGGCCTCGAAAGCCCGATCGAGACCGCCGCCGCGGCGATCGACAGCGCCCTCGCCCCGGCGCAAACCGCCGCCGAAATGGCGCGGACGCGCGCCGCCGCGTCGCGGGCGGCCGCTGACCGGATGGCGCAGACGCAAAGCGTCGAGATCAGCGACCGGGTGACGAAGTTCCTGCCCGAGATTTCGCAAAAGCAATCGCTCCAGGACGCCGCCGCCTTTTTCCGCGACGCTGAAAAGAATACGGCCGCGATGGGCCGCCTCGGCGTCTCGGTCGAAGATTTTTATAAAGCCCAGGAGCAAGCCAGCAACAGACTCGCCGCCTATCGGAGCGAAAGCGAAAAAGTCACGGCCGAGACGTATTTCCGCACGAAAGCGATGGGCACGCTTAACGAGGGCGTTAAGAGCGAGATCGAAGCGCAGAAAACCTATGCGGACACGGTCGCCGCGACGGGCGACAAGGAATTGGCGGCGACGAAAGCGACGGGGGTTCGCGCCGAGGCGGCGGTTCGGCTCACCATGGCCATGCGGGAATTAAACAAGGAGGCGGCCAACCAACTCGAACTTGCTGGAAAGTCGAGCGTCGAGCAGCAATTCATCCGCCTTGAGCAAGAGTCGCGTGACCAAATGGCGCGCGGCGAGTTTTCAAGCCAGGCCTATAACGACAAGGCCGCGGCCATCGTCAAGCAATACCAGGCCGACACGTTCACAAATCCGATTAAGGACATTGCGGGCCAGAGCCGCATGCTCGACGTTCAAAACGCGAGCCTCGGCAAATCGACCTATGACCAGGCCTTCGACGCCGGCTATATGGAAAAATTCAACCAATTCGAAAAGGACAATATTGAAATCACGCCGAGCGCGGTCGATTTGATGAATCAATACGCCAAAGCGCATGCCGATTTCGCCGTTGCGGTGGAGCATTCGAGTCAGCTTCAAAGCGAGTTTACTGGCTCGCTCGACATTATGCGCTCGACGGCTCACGACGTCGGCGCGTCGCTCGTCGACGCGTTCCGGCGCGGCGAGAACGCGATCACCGCCATGCAGGGCGTTCTCGATCGATTGATTTCGAAACTCGTCGACAAAACTCTTGATAATGCGATCAGCGGGCTCATGGGCGCGGCCGGGTCGGCGTCGACCGGCGCCGCCGGCGGTCTCCTGGGGTCCGTCGTCGGCGGCGTCAAAAAGCTGTTCAGCTTCGCCAATGGCGGCGTCATGACGAGCGCGGGGCCGTTGCCGCTGACGGCCTATGCAAACGGCGGGATTGCCGATCGTCCCCAATTGGCGATGTTTGGGGAAGGCCGCAAGCCTGAAGCCTTCGTCCCGCTTCCCGATGGCCGCCGCATTCCGGTCGCGATGCAAGGCGGCGCAAAAGCCGGCGCAAAAATCACCATTCAGAACTTTGCCGGGGCGCAAGTCGAAGCGCGCGAGTTGAGCACCGGCGAGATTTTAGTCGTCGTCGACAAAATGGTCGATCAAAAGCTGAGATCGCAGGTTCCCGGCATTATGGCCAATAGCCAGCGGAGAGCAATGTGAGCCGCGACCCCGCCATTTTACTGTGGCCGGAATGGACGTTCCGGCCGCAGCAAGCGTCCAAGACAATTGACCGGCCGCTGTTTAAGGGGCCAAAGCCCCTCGACGGGCGCGAGCAAGTCGTCGCGACGTCGGCGGGCGGCTGGCTGATCTCCTATGACGCGATCCCCATTTATGACGTCCTCTATGGCGCGTTCAGCGCGCTCTGGGTGCAACTCGCGGCAAAGGGGCGGCCGATTTACGTGCGGCCGGATTTGCTCGCCGCGACGCCCGCGCCAACCCTGGTCACGTTTTCAGACGGCTCGACCTACTCGGACGGCGGCCGGCTCGCTCAAGCGACCGGCGATTGTTCTTTGCTCGCGCCGGCGGCGCGGGGGGCGACGGTGATTTCGGTTACGAATTCGGTCGCAAATCCGCGCACCGTCGGCAGCTTTTTCGAGATCAATGGGCGCGCGCATATCATCGACGCCATTGACGGAATAAGCTGGTCGATATGGCCAGCGCTGCGCGCGGATTATCCGGCCGGGACGGTCTTGGAGGTCGATGACCCGCGCGTGCTCGCCTATCTGACGAGCGATTCCAAAGCGACCGTCATGAACACCGACGCGCGACAATTAACGCTCATGTCATTCCAGTTTACCGAGGCCGGCTGGCTATGACGCTCTACTTTTCAGGGGCCGTTGCCGCGATGCTCGCCGGGCGCGAGGTTCGCGTCTCGACTGGCGTATGGTTCGACTTCGCCTCTCAGGCCATGCGCGTCTGGCAAGGGCGCGGCGCGTTTACGGATAACGCCGGGAATGTCTGGCAGGGTCTTGGCGAATTCGGCGAGATCAGCGGCCTGCAAGGCTCGTCAATGCTCTCGATCGATCCCGTATCGATGACGCTCTCGGGTCTTGATGCGTCGCTCATGGGCCTAGTGCGCAATCAAGCTAACGAGATCGCCGGTCGGCGCTGCGGCGTTTATTTCCTGATGTTCGATCAGAATTTCCAGCCGCTCGACGCGCCGTATTTGACCGAGCCTTATTTGATGGACAAGGCGACCTTTCGCGTCGATGGCGAGTCGCGCACGATGACGGTCAATCTATCCGCCGAGCCGCTGTTCTACTCCAAGCACGTCCCGCCGGTGTCGCTGATGACCGACGCCGATCAGCAAAGCAAATATCCCGGCGACACGATCTTTCAACGCGTCACGCTCTTGAATGGGCGGCAAACGACATTTTGGAAATGGTGACATGAACGCCGTCGAGTTCGCACGCTCTGCCGGGACGCTGACGGCGCCTTGCTACAATCTCGTCGCGGCCTGGCTGCTCGCCCATGGCGCGCCGCATGTGCCGTCCGAGAGCCAGGCCCGGCGTCGCTGGATCGAGCACGGTTCGGAAGCCGGCGCGCGCTGGGCGGCGGCGCAGATCGGCCTGGTCGAGCGCGCCGCGCGCCCTGGCGATATTTGCCTGATCGCGCAAGACGGCGCCGAGCCGCTCTTGGCGATTGCGCTCGACGATGGGTTTTGCGTCGCGCGCGCCTTTGGCCGGCTTTTCGTCGGACGGGCGCATATTCTCGTTTCATGGGGCCTCCCTTGCCAGCCGTAATCGCTCCCGTCATCGCGATCGCCGCGAGCGTCTTCACGGCGGGCGCCGCCGCCGTTGGCGCGGCGTTTGCCGGCATTAGCGCGACGACGCTGTTGACCGGCGTCGCCGCTGCGGCGCTGATCGGGGTCGAATATTTGCTGCGGCCCAATACGAACGGACCGCAGTCTGCCGCGCCCCAGCAAGGCCCCGCCCCTGTCCCGGCGCGAAAAACCATTCGTCAAACGGATATGCCGCGCTGCTTTATCATCGGCCGGACGCGCTTAGCAGGCGCTTATTTCATGTATGAGTCTGACGGCTATTATGGGAGCGGCGGCAGTAGCGGGACGACGATTTTTCAAGGCATTTATATTTGCGACGGCCCGATTGACGGATTCGACGCCTTCATTTGCGATGACGAGGCTGCGCCCGTTGTAACCTCGACAAGCTCCGGCGCCGTCAGTGATGGCACTCAGGACGCGAACACCTATGTTTTTTCGTCCGGAATGAAGCGCGGAAATTTTCAGTCCGGGTCTAATACGCTGAGCGGATTTTATGCGGCGGCGTTCGAGCCGGTTAACGCAACGGAGGCCGGTTATTATTCTGCCATGATCCCGAAAAATTCGGGATTGAGCGGCGGGCTCATGACCGGGATTTGGCCGTCGACATGCGTCGGCAAAGGTATCACTTGCGTCTATACGTGGGCCTGCACGTTTTGGCTTACAAGCCAACGTCCGAGCCGGTTTCCCTCCGGTTTTCCAGAATGGTCATTCTGCGTGCGCGGCGTGCGCGTTTACGATCCGCGCGACGCCTCCCAATCGCTTCTGCAAGGCGGCGTCTGGACGCTCTACAATACAACCTGGAAATGGACCGAAAACCCGGCGCTGCTCGCGGCGCATTTCGTGTCCTGGCTGATCAGTCAAAATCTCACGGCGATCACGTCGATCGACTGGGCCTCGATCGCCACCGCGGCGAACGATTGCGACGCGATCGTCTCGACCACGATGCGAAACGTCGCCGGCGGCGCTGTCGGCGCCGCCAAAGAGCCCTTCGCGCGCCTAACGGGAACCTACTATTTTACGATCCCGCCGCGAGAGTTTCTCGCGCAGATCATGGCCGCATGCGACGGCACGTATAGCACCGACCAGAATGGCCGTTTTACGATGTGGATCGGCAAGTGGGAAGACCCGGTTGTCACATTTACGGAGAGCGACGTCGCCGCCTTCACCGAAGAATTTGTCGCGCCGACAACGGAAGCGGTGAATGAAATCCATTCGACCTATGTCGAGCCGCAGAATTCCTATCAAAGATTCGAGGCGCAAGTCTGGACCGATGCGGCGTCGATTGCGAAGATTGGCCGCCGCCTTGTGTCGATCAAATATGATCTTGTCCCGTCGGCCGGCCAGGCCTATCGCCTTTCGCAGCGATACGCGCGCCGCATAAACGGCAAGCGGAAATTGCAGATCACGCTTGGCCCGCGTGGCATGCTCGCATTCAAGCAACGCGTCGTCGGGCTTTCTCTGCCGAACTTCGGGATCGAACAAAGCACATGGCGCGTCGAGACGTTGCAGCCTGAAGGCAATCTGACGCGCTGGACCGCCACGCTGCGCGAAGTGACGCGAGACGTCTTTAACGATGATCCGCCGCCGAGAGACCCCGCCGCGTCCTTGAAGGTTATGTCGGCGTTTGCGTCGGCCGCTCCGAATAATTTCATTCTGGCGAAATATGCTGGCGCGACGCCGGGAACAAGCTACGTCGTCATTTCGATGAATCAGCATTTAAATAACCCGACGTCGGCGCTTCCGGGCATTGTGACAGCCGACGTCATCCAAGAGCAGTCACTTGTGTTTTGCGCGGACTATTCTCTCGACGGCTTTTTCAATGATGATCGCTTCGCCACGATTTATCTTTCGAATTACATCCTGAGAACGCCTGACCTCCCGAACGGAAACACCGTTTCCGTGGCGTGCCGATATATGAACGCTGACGGCACCTTCTCGGCCTATTCAAGCATCTTGACAATCTCGATCTAAAGGGAGCCGAAATGGCCGCTATCTCGACAGCGTTTACTCTCGCATGGCGAGATTATAATACGGATGGCGTTCCGGGTTCCGGCATTCGTAACACGCCAAAGAGCGACTTGCGCGCCCTCGGCGGGACGATCGAGTCGGTTTTCCTCAACGCCGCGAACACGGTCAGCGCGCCGTCGACGGCGGCGCCCGCCGGCTACGCGCAGCGCTTTGTGGGCAAGGATGGCGACGCCAATCAGATCATCGTCATGGACGCCTTCGGCGGCGTCCCTGCCCTACGGCTGAGACGCGCTAACGGGACTGGCGCGGCCGCGACCGCCGTCGCCAGCGGCGACACGATCGGCGAGGCGCAATTCACCGGCTACTACGTGACCGGCGGCCCTGCCTATGATACGTTTTCCGCCTCCCTCCGCGCCGTAGCAACCGAGAATTGGACGTCGGCGCTGCAAGGAACGCAGCTCGTCTTCAAGATCACGCCGACCGGCTCCGCAACGCCGCTCGATAGCTTTTGGATGGGCCAGGATGGCTCTTTTTTGTCGAGAGGCGTGCTCGGCTATCAAACGGCGAACGGCGCCGGGGCCACTGTATCGCAAGCGACGAGCCGCACGACCGGCGTGACGCTCAATAAACCGACCGGGCAAATTACAATGTTCGGCCCGATTGCCGGCGCTTCCGCCGGACAGACGTTCACGCTGACGAATAGCTTCATCACGGCGAACGACACGGTCGTTTGCAGCGTGACGGATGCGAGCGTGACCGGTGTTTATTATTTCGGCGTGAAGGTTGGGACGGGCCTCGCAAAAATTACCATGTTCAATCCGGGCGCAAACGTCGAAACCCCCGTCGTCAACTTCACGATCTATCGCGGCGCGGCGAGCTAATTCCCAATTTGGCGCGCGCGCCGGTGGTCAACGTCGTTGTGATCAAAGGATCTATCAACTGACGCCGGACTGAAGGCGCGCGGCAGTTTTTTTAATAGCCGTTGGAGTTAAGCATGGTCGGCCTTCTTGAAGATTGCGTCGGAACCTATGTGCTGGGCGTTCCAGCACTTGGGGATATCTATGTTGGTGCGGCAATCCCGGGATCGCGGACGCCAACGGATGCAGCCTTAATCGACGGCGCGGTCTATTCCTGTCGCGCGCAGAGCGGGACTGACACGATCGTTTGGGAGACGGGAGACTACACTTGGCGCACAGATGGCGCGTATTGGGAGCGCACATCAATCGCCGAGTCGAGTAGCGGAGGCTCTAAGGTTTCTCTTGGCGCTGACGCAATCGTGATGATTGTCGCGCGCAAGGAGCACTACTCTGGACTTTCGCTGCTGACAGAAGACACAACCTATTATGTCAGGTCGGACGGCGATGACACGAATGACGGCCTGACAGACTCCGCAGGCGGCGCCTTTCGAAGGATTAAGCGCGCCACCGATCAAATGTCGAGAATTAACGCCGGTGGGTTCAATGTGAAGATTCGCATTGGCGATGGCACTTGGCTCGTCGCGGAGTTTGACGACGACGCGATCGGAGGAACCGGCAATGACGTCGTGATGCTTGTGAAATACAGACCGTTCAACGCTCGGACGTTTCAAATCATCGGCAATCAGAGTAATCCTTCTGCCTGCGTCTTCCAAGTTTACGGACCAACGCCTGACTATGACCGGCTTGGATGGGAGCGCACCGGCATCGTCGTCTCCGGCTGTTTTGTCGAGAATATCGTGGGTTTTCGCATCGTCGCCGACGATTACGAGAACGGTTATGAAGCGACGGCAATTCGAGTTGTTAATACAGCGCGTGTGAATCAATTCTATGGTATTGAAGCTAGTAATATTGACTATGTGTTCAAACAGGAATTCGACACGAATGTCGCATGGGCCAGCATATCGGTTGATACCTATTTCGGTAATCTGGCGAATGTCAGGAATAACTCCCGAGGAACTTTCACCTTCTATTTCATCGCCGGCACTATTTTTAACTCCTACATGGATGGGGTGGCTTTTAAGGCCGATGTGTATAGCAGAATAAAGGCCAGCCTTTTCTACACGAACAATATCACGGTTGAGGACGCGTGGACGCAAAAATACAGATTGGAAGTCTTCTCCTATCTTGAGGCGTTGAACATTCCGGGCACGACGGCTGGCCAAAAAGACGCCAGTTGTTACTTCAACTTATAGGGAACAGGCGGATGGATTATACAATTGGAGAGCGCCGCGTCATGATCGACGTAAATCCTGGCGATGACCCGCAGGTAGCGTTGATTAAGCAGAGAGCAGCCGAGATGATCGACCTATGCGAGACGATGAAAGCCGAGGGTAAGCGCGCAATGTGCTTAGAGAGGGCGCAATCCGCCTTTGAGGACGCTGCGCGTTGGGCGGTTAGGGCGATCATGGCTCCGACTTCGGCGATATAGAAGCGGGGACAAGGACATTGCCGACTCAAATAATATTGTTTGGAGTGATAGGCGGAGGGCCGATTGCGACGTTCCCTGTCGCCGGGGGGCCATTTGCACAGGAGCCCCCGGTCCCGGAAGGCGTCTGCGCAACAACGACGATCGCATCGGCGCATGCCGTGACGGCGATGAGGGGCGCCGAGGCCAGCCTTTCCCTGATAAGAGCGCGTGCCGTTCTGGCAATTGCGGTCGCATCGGCGCCAACGCAATCGCGCTCAGCGCGTGCAATCATGACGATAAAGGGCGG